GGTTGAAGTAACTTCTGAGAATGGTGCTACTGGTTACTTATGGTACATCAAGTCTGAGCACGAGACTCGTTTACGTTTCGAAGATTACTTAGAGATGTCAATGGTTGAAGGTGTTCCTGCTGAAGCTGGTTCTGCTGCTGCTACTTACTTGACAGTTGCTTCTTCTCAAGTACAACCTGGTGCTGCTGGTACTCAAGGTTTATTTGATGCTGTAGCTGAGCGTGGTAACGTATGGGCTGGTGGTAATCCAACTACTTTGTCTGACTTCGATTCAATCATCCAACGTCTTGACAAGCAAGGAGCAATCCAAGAGAACGTTATCTTCTTAAACCGTAAGTTTGGTTTCGATATCGACGATATGTTAGCATCACAAAACTCTTATGGAGCAGGTGGTACTTCTTATGGTTTATTCGACAACGATAAGGACATGGCGTTAAACTTAGGTTTCACAGGCTTTAAGCGTGGATACGATTTCTACAAGACTGACTGGAAATACTTAAACGATGCTACTACTCGTGGTGGAATCGTAGGTGGTGGAATCAATGGTATCTTGGTACCTGCAGGTTCAACTAACGTATATGACCAAATCTTAGGAAAGAATGCTAAGCGTCCGTTCTTACACGTTCGTTACCGTGCTTCTGAGACTGAAGATCGTCGTTACAAGACTTGGATCACTGGTTCTGCTGGTGGTGCTCAAACAAGTTCTTTAGATGCAATGGAAGTTAACTTCTTATCTGAGCGTGCATTATGTACACTTGGTGCGAACAACTTCTTCTTGTTCGAGAACTAGTAAAACTAGGGGGGAGGCTTCGGTCTCCCCTTATTTAATTTGTTTAAAATTTAAAATCTAATATAATGTCAAATAAAGAATTCAAGGACAGAGTCTATGTCCTAAAAAGAAAAACGTTCCCTATCTCGTTTATGTTGTCTGCAAGAAGTACTTCTAGTAGACCATTGTTTTACTTCGATGAGAAGACCGGTGTAAACCGTGCTTTACGTTATGCAACAAATCAGAAGTCTCCATTTGAAGATGAGCAAGACGGAAACTTTGTTTTAGCTCCAGTTATTTTCGAGGATGGCTTGTTAAGTGTTAATAAGACCAATCAAGTGTTACAACAATTCTTGGCTTTACACCCAGACAATGGTGTATTATTCGAGGAGATGGACACACAGAAAGATGCTGCGGCTCAGTTCGATAGCATTAACTTGCAATTGGATGCTCAATTAGCGGCCCGTGACTTAGATATCAATACAGCAGAAGCTGTTGCTCGTGTACTATTAGGCACACGTGTAGACAAGTTATCTAGCGAAGAACTTAGACGTGATTTACTTGTTTACGCAAGAACGCATCCGGCTCAGTTCCTTGGTATGTTGAATGACCCTGAACTTAAGTTACAGAACATTGCGGTGAAGTCTATCCAGGATGGTACATTTGTTTTAAAGAACAAGAACCGTGATATCTTCTACAACTTGTCTGATAACAAGAAGAAGCTAATGGGTGTGCCGTTTGGCGAAGACCCGGTTAAATTGTTGGCCTCGTGGCTACAAAGTAATGACGGACTTGAGATCTACGAGTTACTCTCAAAGAAGTACCGATAAACAGAAGGGGATACGAAAGTGTCCCTTTTTTGTTTTATATTGCATGTGAATAAATATTCGTAAATTTGCCAACATGATTAATTCGGTATACAACACTGTTCTCAATATTGTAGCTAAGGAGCGAAACGGCTTCATTACGCCTGAGGAATTCAACAGCTTTGCTAAACAAAGTCAGCTTGAATTGTTCCTGCAATACTTCTATGACTTTCAAAAGTCAAAGATTAGTGATATGAAGGGCCTTGAGACTAGTGGATACTCGGACATAACAAAGCAACTAGATCAAACTTTGGATTTTTTCTCCAAGAATACCGACTTGGTATACAACGGAGTTGACTTCAAGTTTGACTTACCCGAAAACTTTTTCTTATTAAACGTACTCTATTATAATGGTAAAGAAGTTACTCATGTGGACCAAGGTAAATTATATTATTTGCTTAATTCCAATCTGACAGCACCTACAGAAACGTACCCTACGTATGTTATGCAAGGGACTCAGGTAGCTGTGTATCCTACTACCATTACAGATAACATTAATATCTATTACGTTCGTTACCCAGCTGATCCGAAGTGGACTTATACGGTGGTGAACGGAAGTCCTTTGTTCAATCAATCGGCAAATGACTACCAAGATTTTGAGTTGGCTATATCCGACTTCCCTAAGTTAGTCGTTAAAATTTGTGAATATGCTGGCGTTAGTATTAGAGAGATGGATGTGGTTACAGCCGCTAGAGCAGAAGAGGCTTACACTGATCAAAAACAACAATAATGAATCAGGAAAAATATTACACCAATGATGGGGTAAACCCTACCGATGCCAACTGGGGCTCGTATCAGAACGTTACGTTAGGTGATGTAGTGAATAACTTCATCCTTATGTATACAGATGATGGCGAGTTGCTTAATAACATCAATAGATATAAGGTTTTATTTCACGCAAAAAGGGCGATTCAAGAACTGAACTACGATGGTAATCGTCAGGTCAACACACTACAGTTAGATGTGGGTGATGATTTGAAGTTTGTGCTTCCTCCTGATTATGTGAACTATGTTAGAATCTCTTTGTTTTGGGGTGGTAATTTGTATCCGATGCATGAGAATACTCAAGCAAATTCTGCTATTGAGTTTTTACAAGATAATGATTATCAAATCTTATTTGATGACCAAGGTAATGCGTTGCAAGGAACCTCGAAATTAGACCTGTCGCGTATTGATGGTGAGAACTATATGTTGTGTCCATTCAATAACCAATGGGGTTGGTACGTAGATGGTCTATGGTACTTCACTCAAGGCTTCGGTGCTGCTTACGGAATGAACACAGAGGTGGCAAACGTCAACCCCTCATTCAGAATCGATAAGGTATCAGGTGTAATTAACTTTAGTTCAGGTGTTGCAAGACAATCTGTGTTGGTTGAATACATCTCTGATGGCATGTATCCAGGTGATGACAACTTGATTATTGTTAACAAGTTAGCAGAGGAGTACATTTACTCGTACATAAAATGGGCGATATTGAACAATAAGGCAAACCAGCCTGAGTACATTATCAATAGAGCTCGCAAAGAGAAAGTTTCCAATTGGAGAAACGCAAAGATTAGATTAAGTAATTTACACCCAGGTCGCTTATTAATGAACATGAGAGGCCAATCTAAGTGGATTAAGTAAATGATAGAACTTCAAAGAAATTTCCTTTCGGGGGTCATGAATAAAGACCTTGACCCTCACTTTTTACCTGATGGTGTATATCAAGATGCACTAAACATTATTGTGGGTGATTCTGACGGAGCATTCGTGTCTTCTGAAGGGTCTCACAATGGTGTGGCACAGAACTACTTAGGTAATATTCTGAAGGGAACTGACTATGAGTTAACTAACGCATTAACTATTGGGTCGTTAGCATACGAGGCGAATAACTGTATTTATTGGTTAGTGGCATCTGATACGTTGGACGCTATCTACGAATACAATGAATTAACAGATACGACTACACCTGTATTGCAGGCTACTAAGGCAACACCCACTACGGCTTCATTGCTTGGCTTTGACAAGGCGTTCTTTGTTACAGGCATAAACTATATCAACGGACTACTTTTCTGGACTGACAATCTAAATCCTCCACGTAGGATCAACATTGATCGTGCTAAGAATTATGCAGTAGATGGATTTACAGAGGCTGACATTAACGTCATCTTGGCACCTCCATTATCTGCACCAACTATTAACTTGTATTCAGAAGGAGAGGCAAACAACTTGGAGAACAAGTTTTTGTATTTCTCTTATCGTTATAAGTACTTAGATAACGAGTATAGTGCATTATCTCCTTTTACACCTGTAGCATTCTTCCCTAAAGAGTATGCCTACGACTATGGTGTGTCTGAGAATATCTCAATGGTGAACAACTTCAACACCGCTGATATTACTTTTAATTCAGGTTCAAAGAACGTGAAGGAGGTTCAGTTGGTGTTTAGAGATACACAGAGCACTAACACATACATTATTGATAGCTTAGTTAAGAGTTTAAATAACTACGACGACAATACAGAGTACTCGTTCACCTTTAAGAACAATAAGGTGTTTACGGTTCTACCTATTGAGCAGGTTAATAGACTATTTGACAACGTGCCTATTAAGGCAAAGTCGCAAGAGCTAATTGGTAGCCGTTTGGTTTATGGCAACTACACTCAATTCTTTGATTTAGTAAAAGAGAATAAGGAGCCCATTGATCCTAAGTTTAGTTTATCATTACTATCTAACAGTGTAGTCAGTGGCACGCCTACGCCTACATTTAAGAGTAATAGAGATTACGAGATTGGTATTGTGTACTTGGATGATTACGGTAGAACAACTACTGTCATTACACCAACAGAGAACACAAACACGATATACATCCCTGCATCTAACGCAATTGATGCAAACAATATTCGTGTAACAATTGATGGGACTTATCAGCCGCCAGCATTTGCTACGCATTACCGCTTTATGATTAAGCAAGATAAGCAGGAGTACTACAATGTATTCCCATTGACTTATTTTGAAGACGGTCAATTCAAGTGGTTCTTGATTAATCAAGCAGACCAAGATAAAATCACTGTTGGTTCTTATGTGTATTTGAAAGGTTTAACAAATAATACTAATACTCAGTACAAGGTACTAGATATTCAATCAAAGAATGCGAATTTCTTGAATAGTGCCGATTCGAATCAGCCAGCAGGTGTTTACTTTAAGTTAAAAATTGAAGCATCCGAATTGCCTCCTGTAACATATTTCTACGATTACAATGTAGGAGGGGGAACAAACCCGCCAACTACCCTTGTTTTTGGTAGATTTAATGTGGCAGAAAATGCTATATTTTATGGTAATGGATTAGACACCATGACCACAGGTGCGTCTAATGTATACATCGGAGATAATGATACGCGTTTTTACGTAGAAATAGATAGTGTTAGTGGCAATACATTTAAGTATTACGCATCACAAGATGGTAATTATAAAGTGCTGGTTGCTAGTGGTATTGCTATTAATTCTGCTGCGGACCAAGTATTAACATATTCTGGTGGTACTTGTTCTATTAGGTTTGCTTCAAATTCAGGATACACATTAAAAGACTATTGGGTTGTGAACTGCAGGGGTAGTGTCCAAGATTTATCTTTAAATATATTTGGAGGGTTTATTGACTACAGCACACCTGTTCCTGGGGTATTCTTCACACTAGATAACTGGGACCCAACTGCTGCTCACGATGAGGATAGACCCATTAAAGCAGGAGCTATATTAACATTTAAGTATAAGGAGACCAATGGTACAGACCAATGGATTACTCAAACGTTTATATCCACAAGAGATTATGTGAATATAGAGGAATGGTTTGTTGAGGATGGAGCTTATCAAAAATGGATTGCTTTAGATGAAACGGATCAAAGTATTGGCCCTAAGAATGTATGTTTTAGAAGAGGTTTATTGATGTCTACAGGAAGACCGGGTAGCATTGACCAAGGATCTACAATAAGTGCTACTTCTTTGGCTTACCCGATATACATGTATTTCTATTCATTCCAAGGTGGAGTTGAGCCTGCTATTGATACTAAGTTTTCATTGCAGCAATCGGAATTCCCATCTTTGTTTGAAACCGTTCCAACTGACACCAACCAAGATATATACTATGAGCTTTCACAAACGTATCCTATTATCGATGGCAATCACTATGGAAATATTGACAATCAGGACATTGCATTGGGTGCTCCGGCGATAATAGACTTAAATACGCTTGATTTTAACTCAGACTTTAATGCATTTACTTTCGGGAACGGAGTAGAAAGTTTTAGGATTAGAGATGATTGGAATGCTGCAACAATGCAATTTAGCCCACGTGCTAACTCTACTATTGAAGGATATGAGCAGCAGACATTAGTTCAAGCTCTTACTTATAGCGGTATTTACACTCAGACATCTGCTATCAACAGATTGAACGAGTTTAACCTATCGCTTGGTAACTTTAAGTATTTAGATAGATTCTTTGGCTCAATCCAAAAGCTGTACTCAAGAGACACGGACTTAGTGGTATTCCAAGAGAATAAAATATCTAAGGTGCTTTATGGGAAGAACTTATTAAGCGACTCTACAGGAGGTGGCGTTGTCGCATCTATACCTGAGGTGTTAGGAACGCAGATTTCTTATCAAGGAGAGTATGGTATTAGCCTTAACCCGGAGAGTTTTGCTATATGGGGTAATGACTTATTCTTTACAGACGCTAGACGTGGTGCTGTTTTAGCTTTGCAGCCTAATGGGTTGTTTGAGATTTCATCACAAGGATTAAAGAACTGGTTTAAAGCAAACTTGGATACCAATGTGGTAAAGCTAGGCATGTTTGATCCGTACTTTGAACACTACGTATTGTCTGTTGACAATGATAGAAAACTAAAGACTTGCTCATTATCTGTTACACCTACTAGTTTATCATTTAATGGACTATCACAAACAAAGACATTCTATATTGAATCTAATACAGATTGGGTTATTAGTGTCCCTACAAATAATTGGGTTACACTGAGTGATAGATTTGGGTCTAACAACCAATTAATATCTGTAACGGTTACTCAGAATAATACAATAATCAGAGATATTGATTTAACTATTTCAGGATGCACAGAAGATGTGATTCTAAATATTAGTCAAGAGGTTTTGTATGATTGGTATAAACTGTTAAATTGTGATGTATTCGATGTGTCTTATACTATCCAATACCCTGCAGGAACTTTTGCCTTAAATGATCGCGTGACTTTTGGTGATGCCACATTTAATATTATTGAGATTTTACATGAGGCACCAGCTGGCACTTTGATTGATGTAGTGGCTACCGGATTGCAAGGATGTCCTACTCCTGCTGCTTATTGGTATCAGTTATTAAATTGTTTTGATAGCTCAACTGCTAACTCACAAAGTTACGGACCAGGCATATTTGCAATTGGCGATAGGGTTACTTCAGGTGGTCAAACATACGTTATCGTAGGTCAGATAGAGTACAATCCTGGAGGAACGTTGTTGGCGATTACACCAACAGGTTTAACGGGTTGCGAGACACTAACAACTTACTATGCATTGTCTGAATGCTCTCCAGGTGTTGGAATTGCTTACACAACAATTGTTCCAGGATCTGTAGGAAGAAGATATGTTTTACCATATCCAGTTGAAACATTCTACACTTATACAGGAGCTACGCTCACACAGAGCACACCTCCTCCAGCGTACAATGGTTCAATACAAATAACGGCCTTTTATGGTTGTCCTGTATAATTAAATAAGTAAATTTGCATAAGAAATGGCTAACTATACAATAACATATTCACCAAGATTGTCAGGATGGACATCATACCACTCATACTTACCTGAGTGGATGGTGTCTATGAATAATTATTTGTATACGTTCAAGAACGGTAATCTTTATAAGCATAACTCAAACCCGGTACGCAACAGCTACTACGGTGTACTTTATCCATCGAAGATTACTACAGTATTCAATAATGAGCCGTATCAAACTAAGTCGTTTAAAACAATTGCCACCAACTCCACAACAGCTTGGGATACAGCTATCGTATCTGACCAGGGAGCTGGTGAAATTGATTCGACGTGGTATGAGTTAAAAGAAGGAACTTGGTACGCTTACATTCGAAGATTGAGCTCATCAAACAATGATGTGTCAATGACATCTGTTCAGGGTATTGGTAATGTGACTACTTACGCTGCAGGAGTACTTACGTTCACGTTTAATATCGGTGATATTATTAGCACGGGTGACAACCTTTATTGGGTTAACGCAGGTGTATTAACACTGATTGGACCCATTACCGCACACACCACAACAACGGTTACAGTTAACGTAACAGGAACGGCGCCGACTAATGGCAGCTTTATTCTTTACGAGAAGAACCCAGTTGCCGAGTCTACACCAACAAGAGGCACGTACCTTAGCGTAGAGTTCACAAACAGCGATACTGATTACACTGAAATGTTTATGGTAACTTCTGATGTTTTCAAGAGTTATCCTTGATAATTTAATTATATTTGTAGAATGAAATTTAATATTAGGTTACTAAACGAAAGTGACTACGATAATACGTTGGTAAAATGGTGGCAAGATTGGAGATGGCAAGCCCCTCCGAAAGAAATGTTGCCCAACAATGGATTAGGTGGTTTTATGATTTCAAAAGAAGACGTGAATATATGTGCAGGATTTGCCTATTTCACGAATTCTGGAATCGCATTTTGTGAGTTTATAGTATCTAATTTTGAATACAAAGACAAGGATAGGCACGAGGCTATTGAGTTATTGATTGAAACAATATCACAGGCTTGTAAAGAAGCTGGGCATAAAGCGGTTTGGACTTGTCTTATTAACAATAGTTTGATTAGTAAATACGAGAATTGTGGATTTACAAAATCAAATACCAATTGTACAGAAATGATTAAATTATTATAATATGGCAGTAGTAACAGCAACGGTATTAGCGGCAGCGGGATTAGCAGTGGCAGCGGGAGGTGCTGCAACCGGTATTATTCAAGGAGCAAATGCTAAAGCAGAAGCAGAAGATGCTGCAGCAAAAGCTGCTCAATCTTTATCTCAAATGCAGGAAGCTGACAAGTTTAAAAACTTACAAGTTCCAACACTAGGCTTAGAGATGGCTCAACAAAATGTTCAAGCACGTCAAGCACAACAACTTCAAGGCTTACAAGATATTGGAGCGTCAGGTGTATTAGGTGGACTTACAGCTTTAAATCAACAAGGCCAAGCAGAAGATCTGGCTTTATCCGCTCAAGCTCAAGAAGCTCAGTATGCTCGCGATTTTGCTCAAGCACAAAATGCTCAATCAGTAGAACAAAGAAATTTAAGCAGACAAGCTGGCTTGGAGCAACAAAGATTAACTGGAGCTCAAGCAGCAGCAGCAGCTGGTCAACAACAAATAAATTCAGGTATTCAAGGATTAGCTCAAATTGGAGGTGAGGTAATGGCTCAAGGTTTAGCGAATAGACCTTTGTTTGAACAACAAGCAGCACAAGGTTTAAACAGAAATGGCACACTAACGGGTGCTAAGATACAAAGTAATGCACAACAGGCATTTGCACCTCAATTGGCATCCATGAAGCCAAATGTTACAATGACTCAGGTTACTCCTACAAGAATGGGTGGATACCAAACACAGTACGACGACTTCTTGAAATTACAAGGATTGAGAGGTGCTCAAGGTCAATTTGATGCTCAGTATCAATGGTCTCCTGGTTTAGGATGGGCTCAATAATTATATAAAACATGGCAGAATTTGCAGGATATGTAGGTAATCAAGTACCTCCAATTGATTGGGGTAAGATTGGTACGGATTTATACGACAAGATAAATAAAGTCAATGACGAAAGGGAAGCCAAGCGTCAAAAAATTGACGACGATTACAACGAAGCGTTTTCCAAAATAGGTGAGTACGAACAAACCACAGACCAATCTCTTAACGAGATGATTTACAAGGGTGTGGATGAGGTTCGCAACTCAATGAAGACTCAGTATGATTTATTAAAAAGAGGTGCCATTACAATGTCAGACTACAAGTTGTATAAGAATACAGCTATGACTGATTGGTCTACTTTAAATAAAGCAGTAAAGGGTTACGGAAATACTATTGCAGGTGTGCAGAAATTAATCACAGAAGGTAAGATGTCTGGATTAGGTCAGTACAATGCTTTAACATACGCTAAACTTAGCAACCTAAAAGACGCTAAGATTATGGTTAACCCTGAGACAGGTAGACTATATCGTGCAAACATTGATCCAAAGACTGGAACTATTGCTTCTGACTCAGAGGTTTACAGCCCATCTGCTATGCTTAACCCAGGAAACTTGGTTGACTTGAAGGTGGATGTTAACAATGGTGTAACTGAATTCCTTAAGCGTGTAGCTGACTATGGTGTGTCTGTTGATAAAGGAAGTGGCAAGATTTTAAATATAGAAAGTGCAAAACAAAACCCTTCGTTCACTAAAGCACTAGATGCCCAAGTTAACGCATTAACTGTTACGCCTCGTTCGACTACAAGCGTACTTACTGATTACGTTGGAGACTATCAATTCTTTGAGTCTGAGGCGCAGAAAAAGGAGTTAATAGCAAAAGGTACACCCGAGGATAAATTAATCAAGGTAGAGCGAAAAAATGGGGTCTACGAGCCTGCTCCTACAGCTAAACAAGAGGAGGTTGCGAAGCAATATGTTCGTGAGCAAATTGAAGTTGGTGTAGGATACAAAGAAACGCGTACCCAAGGGTATGCTCCTGTTAGAGAAACAGTAGACAAGCCTTCTGTTTATGATAAAAAAGAAGCTGATAAAATTGCTAAACTTGGAATAAAAGCCGAAACGGCTAATAAGATTTGGGCTGCTAGACAAAATAGCCCGCAATGGCCATTACTTAGATCCGCTGCAGTAGATAGAGGATTAGATAGTCCTAAGGTTACTTTTGTTAGAGGAAGAGATTCTAGTGGTAATTTACTTCCACCAATTATTCGCATTACAGGAAATGAAATGATTGTTGACGCTGGAGGTAAGAGAAAAAAAGGAGGATTAGTTACTCGTGATTTAAGAAGTGCCGAAGACGTTTATACCTACATTAATACCAAGCAAGATCCATCATCAGCCTCTGCCGATTATATTGAAGGTAATGAGTATTTTGAGGCTAATAGAGGAGAATCTTCACCTGCTCCTGCAACAACAAGAACAAGAGTTTCAGCTCAAGGCTGGCAATAGTTAATATAAATATATAATGGCAAAACAAAGATTAGTAAAGAAGGGTAGCCAATATGGTATCTTAGACGAAGCGTCTAACACAGTATTACCTATTTCAGATAACATGAAACTTGTTCAAAAGCAAGGGCAATACGGTGTTCTTGATGGAGATTCTGTTATACCAATTGACAATTTCTCAGAGAGCATTACTGATTCTGACCTAGACATATTAAAAAAAAAAAATTCTACGGAATCCGTTGGTCAACCAGCTCCCAAACCTGGTTCATCGGTATCTCCAAAGATGCAAGGGAGTGGTCTTGTGGCATCTCCTGCAAAGCAAAGTGAGGTTGGTATAATTGATGACCTTTGGAATTCATTCAAAGGAGCTGGAGCTAAAGCATTAGCATCTATTGCCGCTGTGCCTCAGTTTGCACAAAATGCTGCCATGGACATTGTGGCTAGTGCAACAGGTCGTTCGAGCGAGTTCAATAAACTTCCTTCTGCTGTAAAGAAACAAGTGCGTGATGCAATAACCGGAACGCTGTCTCAAGGAGCAACAGGCGTTGGTCAATTAGCCGGGGCATCACAAAAGGCTACAAACTATCTTAACAAAAAGTCTGAAGACATCTACAAGAAAACTCGACAAGAGGAAGTTGATGTGGTGGATGAGTTGTCTAAATTTAAAGATAACCCTTCTGCGGAATCCATTCAGAAAATATTATACCAAGGATTAAAGACAACAGTAGAGTCTATTCCATACATGGCCATAGGTGCTGTAAGTTTGCCTGCAATGGCTGCTACATCTGCTGCGGCTAAAAGAGAGGAAGATATATCTAAAGATGGCAACATTGGTATTGGTAATTTGCTAAATGCAGGTATTACAGGTGCCGCTGAAGCTGTATTTGAAGGAACAACAAATAAGATATTAAAGAAGGCTGCTGCTGCCGCTATCGGTAGTCCAATTGCTTCTAAAGCAGTCGCCGAAGGTTTTGTTAAATCTATTCTAAAAGACTTCGCCCAAGAAGGTGTTTCTGAAGGAGCAACCACTTTAATCCAAGACTTGTCTGATAAAATAACAAAAGGTGAAGATGTTGATTACTACAAGCTAGCAAAAAATGTAGCTAATAGTGCTATACTTGGTGGTTTATCTGGCGGTGGCATATCTGCCACTGGAGCTGGTGTGGGTGCTGCACGTAAATACGTTGCAGGCAAAATCATGCCTAAAGAACAAGCGGAGAAAATAAAGAATAACATTAATACCATCCAAAGCCTTAACCTTGAGCATGGTGACGATGTTGATCCTCGTGTAAACAAAATTGTTAACAAAAAGATTGATGAACTCGTTGCGGAGAATGAAGCCATCATGGCAGAAAACGAAGCAATTGCAGCCAACTTATCTGCTGATCAAGTGAAGCAGATATTTGACATTGATGATAAGTTAGAGGAGAACTTTAATAGTGCTAAGTCTATTATAGATGATGCATCTATGGATAAGAGTGCGAAGGAGTTATTATTAGACGATTTACTTAAACAACAAAATAACCTTAAACAACAAAAAGATGCCGTTCAAAAGCAAACAACAAGTGAAGTACCTGTACAGCCAGAAGCCGGAGTTAGCGGAGAAGTGGCGCAAGGAATCACCCAAGCAGAACCTCAAGGCACTGCCGAAGAAGTTAAAGTCGAAGAAGAAGTAACTCCTACCGAAACTATTGAAGTGTTTCATGGAGGTAATCTGCCGTCATTAGAAGAAGGCAAGCCATTGTATGTGTCAGAAGATTCTACACAAGCAAATGAATATGCTAAGATGTCTGATGGTGAGGTATCTAAATTCTTTTTAGATAAGGGTAAGATTGCTGACGAGGCAGATGCTTATTCTATAATGGAAGAATTAGGTTTGCCTACAGATGCTAACTTCTTTGAGTTAATCGACCCTCGGTTTGAAGAAGCATTGCCAGAAGAAGATATTAAAAAAGTATTTGATGCGTTAAAAGAAAGAGGTTTTGAAGCGGTAAGATATACTGATATTGACCAAAAAACATTGAAGCCAGGTATTAAGAATATCTTGGTTATTGATGCGTCTAGGTCACTTAAAACCGAACCTATTATTAAGGAAGAGGTTAAGCCAACTGAGGAAACGCAAATTAATGCTGTTCAAAAAGGTATTGATGCTGTTAATAAAGCATTACAGCGTGGTCGCCCAAGAAAAGGGGCTGTTCAAGGCGGTATTGCATACATGCAACAAACAGTTGCGTACGAGAAAGCAGATGATGTGACTCGTGAGCAAATGTTGCGTGATATCAACAAAGAGTTTGGTGTAAAAGAAAAGAAGGCTCCATCTGCTAAAAAAGTATTAGGAGAGCCTACTCAAAAGAAAGTAACAGTCAATGAAATGACTGCACTTAAAGACCAAATTAAACTTGAAGCTAAGGCTGCTAAAGGTGCAGAAAAAGCTACTGACCAAGTGCGAAAAGATGTAGTAGAAAAGATTAAGTCAATGATTACTCGTGGTGCATTAAGCAAACCACAACAGAAGTCATTGCTTAATTCATTAGCTAAGACAAACATCCTTAACCCAGTTATGCGTGAGCGTTTGTTCGAGCGTATGGATAAGATGTTCAAGCGTGCGGACTACCAAGATCGCATCAAAGAGGCAACTACTTTTAGAAACAGAATCAAGAAGTTAGCTAAGTCAGATACTTTGCAAGCATCGGTAGCTAAAATGGCTAAAGATTTTGCAAAAGTAATTCCTGAGTTTACGGATATAGATACATACTTGGAGAATGCAAGACAAGTATATGATGCAATTAAGAAGCCAATTAGAAAAGCGGCTTCAATTGATGCTGTGTCTACGTCTACTGCCGATGAGTTAGCAAAGCAAGAAGAGAAGGTAAAGAACACTTTACTAGACCAATATGATTACCTAGCTGAAGCTGGTCTTATTGATGCATCTATGAGTCTTGCTGAGATTCAGAGTTATGTCATGTCTGTTGAGGCTGGCACAGCACCAGATACAATAGAGAACGAAGCTGAAATCAGAAGCAATATAAAGGAGTTGTTTAATTCAATGACAGATATTACTGATTCTATTTTAGAAGATGGTTTTAATCCTTTGACTAACGAAGAATTGGAATTAGATGCTTATACTAAAAAGTTGCTTAAAAACTTCACTAGTATGGACTTAGATTTAATGTCTATTAGGGATTCATATAGAGCTGCCGAAGCGTTAGAAAATTATATCGTAAATGATATTGTTGATAATATGGAGACTATGTACCAGAATTACATAGGTGCAGAAAAGGCTAAGTCTTTTGAGGATAAAGGGGTTGTGGCTCAAAGTTTTAGAAGAGTATTTGGTAGTAAACCTATTAATTATCTATCAAGAATATGGACTTCTGCGTTTTCTCCAGTAAAATCTATCTTAGACTTAGTTCACAGAAGCCGCAAGGTTGGGTCTGAGGTATTTGATGCAATGGGACTTAGAGGTATTTCTAATGCAAATAGCCAAGCTAATGCAATTGTTGATAGAATTGAAGAAGCCTATTCTAATAAATTCCAAAAGACAAAACCTAATGGGAAAAACTTCAACGACATAGAAAATGTTTTTGAAAGACAAACCTATGCTTCTTTAAAAAGATCAGTAAACGGAACGCAAGAGCAGAAGCAAGACGAGTTTACAAGAAGAAAAAAAATAGTAGAAGAGTCTATTCAAGAATTGTTAAACTCAGGAGATTCCAAGTTGGTTAAAAAGGGTAAAATAGAGAATGCTATTTATGATAAAATAAAAGACGCTTCTAGTCCAGAACAGGTAGGTGAATTAATTGACCCTAAAAATAAAGAAGCTGTTGATTTTTGGGTTAACACATATAAGAAGTTTTATCCAGAAGTTAAACAAATTGCTTCTTCTGTATACAATACGGTATTAGAAGATGATATTGATTACACTCCAGACATTTTTGAACAGATAGTTGAAAAAGAAGTTGGCGATGTTGGTGAATCATCTATTTATAAAATGGCATTTGATTTCTTAAATCAAAAACCATCAGGTACTTTGATGACGAACAATAGAATTAAATCTTTGCCTAAGGGTAGAGTTTTAAGTTTTGACTTTGATTACAATAACTCTGTTGCATTGCGTAAAATGCTAGTTGACATAAAGACCGCACCATACGTTCAGCAATACAGAGGGTTCACTCAGTCTCCTTCATTTGATAAAATATATCCTGACCCTAAAGATAGAGCGGTAATAAAGGATAGATTAAACTACTATGTAAATGAAGTTAGGTCAAAGAATGTAGCTACTGGTTCCGTAGACGAGAAGGCTGCTGCCAAAATCATTCAATCTATTAGCAGATATGGTACTTCTCGTGCTTTGGGATCTATTACATCATTTATTAAGCAAGGTGGTACAGCCTTAACAAATACGCTAATAAATTTAGCTGATGACCCAGCATCTACAATTCAAGGATTTAGATTGCTGAAAAATAAAGACGCTACTAGGTTCTTAGAGAACTCTGGTTACGGCATCGCTAATCGTGGTTTAGAATCACAAACAGCTATCGAGTCCGCTAATAAGGTTATTGATCAGGTTGATTTGGGTTCCTCAACTAAAGTTGAAGAATTTGTAAACAAATCTTCCGAGCTTATAGGTAAAGCGGGTAAGATATATTTAGATAACTTTTTGAAGCAAGGTGATGTTGTCGCTGCTCGTGCTTCTTGGTTTGCTTACTATTTACATGACTTAAAGAAACAAGGTATTAATACAAGTAACCTTGATTGGAAAAATCATGAGCTAAACAAGAAGGCTGCGGACTACGCGGAAGACCAAGTAAATCTTCAGCAAAACGTATCTGACTCCGATATGATGGGTAAATTCTTGACAACAAAGAATCCATGGACTACCATCACCAGGTCAATGATACTCCCATTCAGTAGTTTTATTTTTAATGCAAAGGATAAGATAACTACAGACATAACTATACTTACGTCTAAAGCATCTAGCGACCAGGATAAAGTTGATGCTATCAAGTCGCTTTCAGCTACAGCAGCAGAAATGGTTTTATTTGAGGCGATGGCCGCTACAATTAATTCAGGGATTATGATTGCAGCTAACTCAATACTTGGTATAGATGAGGATGAAGAGGAGAAAGAAAAGCGAAGAGATAAATACATAAAATCTGCAACAACAAAATTTGCAACCGATGTGTTATCTCCAATACCAAATATAGGAGATACAGCTGTAGTGGCACTTATAAATTCATTGGCTGATTTAGTTCAATCAGATCTACCTGAAGAGGAAAGAGCTAAGTTATATGAATATAAACCGCAAAGTAGCTGGGATGCTTTACTTAGTTTTGTTGGAGGTGTTCCTGAAATTGCAGTAAGACCGTTTATCGATATGTCTGACACT